AGCATCCATCCCCGAATCCCTTTATTACAAGATGAAGGCCGAGGGCAAGATCGATGACCAGGAATACATGAAAAAATGGCTCAACGACTCCGACAATAAATTTTTTAGAACTCGCCCTGGACAAGTATGAATTACATTGCTGTATGCACACCGGCCCGTGATCAGGTTCACACCAATTACACCTATTGCATGGTGAATATGGTGGCCTATCACACGCTCAATACCACAGACGCTATCAGTCTGAAATTGATGCAAGGCACAATTATCCAAAACCAAAGGGCTGACCTTTGCTTGGATGCAATGGCTGAAGGATGCACACACATCCTTTTCATTGACTCGGACATGACGTTCCCACAGGACATGGTCCAAAGGCTCTTGAAGCACGACAAAGAGATTGTGGCTGCCAACTGTGCCAGGCGCAGAATGCCCACCGGCCCAACTGCCCAGAATTATGACGCTGATGGCAAGCGCCAGTCGGTCTACACAATGCCAGAATCCACCGGATTGGAAGAGGTGGGAAGCATTGGAACGGGCATAATGCTGATCAAGCGCGAGGTGTTTGAGGGCATGAGCGAGCCATGGTTTGATATGCCATGGCAGACCACACGGGGCTACATGGGTGAGGATGTGTTCTTTTGTAAGAAAGCGCAAGAGCTGGGCTACAAAGTCTACATCGACCATGACGTTTCAAAGGAAATTGGCCACATTGGCACATTTGAATTTCGCCATGAACACACCTGGATTGTGAAAGAGGAAATGGAAAAAGAGGCCCAATAATGGCACTTAGCACATACACAGAACTGAAGACATCCATTGGTGACTGGCTTAATCGGTCGGACCTGACGACAGCCATTCCTGACTTTATCTCTCTGGCCGAAGCACAAATTGAAAGAACGCTGCGCACCAGGCAGATGATCGTCAGGGCCAACGCGTCTTTTGATGCGCAATATGGCGCTGTGCCAAGCGACTTTCTTGAAACCAAATCCCTCAAGCTCACAAGCACAAACCCCCAGACCCCATTGCAGTTTTTGAGCATTGATGCCTTGGACAATGAAGCGGCTAATTACACGGCCAGTGGCAAACCAAAATTTTTTGGTGTTGTTGGTGGCCAATTCCGAATTGTCCCAACGCCAGATGCAAATTACACAACTGAGCTGACCTATTACGCAAAGTTGACAAAGTTATCAAGCAGTGTGGCAAGCAACTGGCTTTTGTCATCAAGCCCCGACATTTATCTGTATGGAGCATTGCTCCAGGCTGCACCATACTTGCAAGATGATGCGAGAATCCAGACATGGGCAACGCTGTATGAGCGAGCCTTAAATGATTTACAAACTGCCGATGATCGCGGTGCATCCTCTGGTGGTGCATTACTGACCCGTGCAAAGACTTTTGGATAAGGACTAGACCATGTCATCTTTCAGCGACTACACCGAAAACCTAGTTTTAACTTTTTTATTTACGACCAGCACGGCCACGCGCCCTACTGCTTGGTATGTTGGCCTATTCACGGCTGCACCAAGCGACACGGGTGGCGGCACTGAAGTGTCTGGCAGCGGCTATGCGCGAGTGGTGACTGGCACGATCTCCGGCTCTGGCACGGCCACAACATTCACCAATGCAGCGGCCATCGAGTTTGCAGCTGCTTCTGGCGGTAACTGGGGATCAGTGGGCTGGGCTGGCATTTTTGACGCAAGCACATCAGGAAATTTACTCGCCTGGGCGCCATTGACCACAGCGCGCACCATCAATGATGGCGATGTCTTGCGCATCCCAGCTGCATCCTTGAGCATCACTTTGGCCTGATATGGCAGCCTATGGATCGGGGAATTTTGGTGTTGGCCAATACTCTGATCCGAGGGTAGGCTACGGCTACGGCTCTTACGGCAAGGGCAATTACTCCAGAGGCACATTTGAGCCTGCTGTAAACATTACAGACACCAGCACCATGGCGGTGGCTGGTGTTACCGTCTCCAACGCCCAATTTGAAATTTTTGATCAGTCCACCATGGCGGTGGCTGCCATCAGGTATGTGTCTGCTGCCATAGCAATCACATCCACCAGCACAATGTCTGTGCAGGCCAATGAGATATTCGATGGCGCAATGGCCATTACCGGCACAAGCACCATGGCCGTGGCGGCCAATAGGGTGACAACTGCATCAGCCACCATCAGCGACACCAGCACCATGGCCGTGGCAGGGGTGCGTTATGCGGTGGGCGCAGCTGCCATCAGCGACACATCGACTTTGGCGGTGAATGGCCTCAGATACGCCATTGGTGCGTTTGACATTGCTGACACATCGACACTGACAGTCTCGACCAGCATCATTGGCAATTCTGGCTTTGCTGTGACTGGCACAAGCACCATGGTGATTGATACGCAGCGCAGGCAGCCTGGTGCTGTGGCATTCACAGAAACATCATCCATGGCGGTCAATGCAAGACTAAAATGGGAAGCAGAAAGTGACACGGCAGAATCTTGGGGTGCAATATCTGATAATTCAGAAACTTGGACACCGATCTCTGACCAGTCAGAAACATGGGATGCAATTAGTGATTCAAGTGAAACTTGGACTCCAATTGCTGATAATAGTGAATCTTGGCAAATTGCCGCATGAGGTGAAAAATGGCTGATACAACCACCACGAATCTATTGCTGACCAAACCAGAAGTTGGTGCATCTACCGACACCTGGGGAACGAAGATCAATTCAGACCTAGATTCAATTGACGCATTGTTTGATGCTGGCCCATTTTTGAAAGTTAGTAAAGGTGGAACTGGCGCAGGCACAGCAGCCAATGCGCGTACAGCATTAAGCGCTGCGGCCTCTGGCGCAAACAGCGATATCACTTCATTGACTGGACTGACCACAGCCCTGACAGTGGGCCAAGGCGGCTCTGGTGCAGGCACTTTGACCGGCATCTTGAAGGGTAACGGCACATCAGCATTCACTGCGGTGACTGCACCTAGTGGTGCGATTGTGGGAACGACAGACACCCAGACATTGAGTGCCAAGACGCTGACAAACCCGACTGTGACTAATTATGTTGAAACACCATACAGTGCAAACAGCAGCACGGCCATCACAATAGACCTGACCAACGGCACAGTCCAAATCATTACCCTGACAGGCAATGCCACAATCACAATGCCAACGGCAACAAGTGGTAAGTCTTTCATCATGTTCTTAAAGCAAGATGCCACAGGCTCACGCACAGTCACTTGGTCAACTGTTAAGTGGCCTGGCGGTACAAACCCAACAATCACAGCGACTGCAAGCAGACAAGATATTTATTCATTCTTTGCTGATGGCACTAACTGGTATGGTGTCAATGTTGGTCAGAACTACACACCATAAGGACTGATAAATGTTTGCAGCATCTAAAACAGATTCAGTCTCTGGTAGCGCACCAGATGGTCAGTTTAACTACGTCACTATGCTCTTGCATGGTGATGGGACTAATGGCGCACAGAACAATACATTCTTAGACAGCAGTACAAACAACTTTAGCATTACTCGCAACGGCAATACAACCCAAGGTTCTTTCTCGCCTTATGGGTCTAATTGGTCTAATTACTTTCCTAGTTCAAGTTATTTACAAGTTGCAAACAATACAGCACTCCAAATGAGTACTGGTGATTTCACTATTGAATTTTGGCTTAACTTTTCCAGTCTTTCAAACTACCAAACAATTTTTACAAAAGGGTACAACAACGCTGGTGGTTTGTTAGTTCAAACAAATACTGGAACAGGGACATTACTAATTTATGCCGCTGGCTCTGTAGTCATTACAGCAAGTTCTGCAAGTACATTAGGCACATGGAATCACTATGCTCTTGTTAGAAATAGTGGGACATTGACTTTATATTTAAATGGTACTTCAGTCGGTTCTGTTTCTAACAGTACAAATTTTAACAATACAGAATCATTTAATGTGGGCGGTTCTGTAAGTGGCTATTACACTAATGGATACATATCCAATTTTCGTGTAGTCAAAGGAACAGCAGTTTACACAGGTTCTTTTACGCCAAGCACTACACCCCTAACAGCAATCACAAACACACAACTATTGGTTTGCCAAAGCAATCGTTTTGTTGACAATAGCGCAAATGCTTTTTCATCAACTATCACAGGAACGCCAAGCGTTCAACGATTCAACCCATTTGGTACTTCTACCGCCTACTCCACAAGCGTGATTGGTGGGTCAGGATACTTTGATGGAACAACTGACTATTTGACCACTCCCATGTCAACACCTTTAACATTAGGTGCAGGGGATTTCACAATAGAGTGCTGGCTGTATGGCACATTTGTTGGCGACCAAAGACCCCTATCTTGTTTAGAAGCCACTCTAAATTATTTTATTTATGCTATTTATTTAAGTGGTACTGAACTTAGATTTTATGCGGGAGATGGCACTTCATACGCTATTCAGATGACTGCGGCTGGTGCAATGAAACCAAGCGCATGGAATCATGTTGCGGTTGTTCGTTCAGGCTCTACTGCAACTATGTATGTAAACGGAGTTTCTGTAGCAACTGATGCTTCTGCTTCTGTCACATTGCCAGCGGCAGGGACAGCGTTGTGGTTTGGGGGTGAAGCCTATGGTGGAGGGTTTAACTTTTTTAACGGGTACATGACTGACGCTCGTATCGTCAAAGGTACAGCCGTCTACACAGCGGCTTTCACACCTCCCACTGCACCCCTGACAGCAATCACTAACACCAGCATTTTGCTTAATTACACCAATGGCGCAATCTTTGACAACGCCATGATGAACGACTTAGAAACTGTGGGTAACGCACAGATTTCTACAAGTGTTAAGAAGTATGGAACAGGGTCTTTGGCGTTTGATGGGACTGGAGATTATTTAAAACATTGGAAAGCCACAAATATTACACTTGATACAGGAGCGTTCACGTTTGAGTTTTGGTTTCAAACGTCCTCATCAACACAATATGCAACGTTCTTTAGCAATGAAAGCGGTGGAGGTGGTTTTACAATCCTTATAAACTCATCCGCTGGAAATGGCGTGATTCAAATTTACAATGGAGGCTCTGGCCTTATTCATGCAAGCTCTGCTGGTGGATACAAGAATGGAGTTTGGCATCACTTGGCATTGAGTCGTGATTCATCTGGGTCACGTTTCTTCATAAACGGCACTCAACAAGGAGCCACAAATTCTGGTCAAGCAAGTGCCGTGTTTGATGGCGGTGATTGGATTATTGGAAATAATTTGTCCTTTTCTGGCCGTGACTACAACGGCTACATTGATGATTTCCGTATCACTAAAGGCTATGCCCGATACACAGCAAACTTCACAGCACCAACTGCGGCTTTCTCAGATACAGGCCCATATTAAGGAACATCATGCAAATTGCAATCTTAACTAGCCCCATAACAGTAGGCGATTATCGTGAACTGTTTAGTAATACATCATTTAATGCTAACGGCCCAAGTGATGAATTCTTAACTGCCAACAATGCAAAGAAGGTCAATGCCTTTAAAGCACATGACAGCCTGACTCAGAAGTTGGTTTCATGCTCTGCCTATGACGATGGTGAGTTTGTTTCTGTCGTTCAAGTGGCTGACATGAGTGCTGAAGAAATCCAAGCAGCCAAGAATTCTGCAATGGCACAACTGAGAGCCACACGCAATGCTTTATTGCTTGCTTGTGATTGGACTCAGATTGCTGATTGCACCATTCCAAAGAAAGCTGAGTGGGCAACATATCGTCAGACATTGAGAGACTTTCCATCGACTGTTTCTGATGCAAGATCGACTATCACTTGGCCTCATAATCCTGATTGGGTTGATACTTCTATCTAATCATGGATGCCGACACTGACAAAAGGCTTGCCGTGCATGAAGCGATTTGCTTAGAGAGATATAACAACATCGACAAGTCACTGCGCGATGGCGACAAGCGCATGACGAAGATTGAATATCTTCTTT